CTCTTTACCAATATGCACGATGTCCATCGCCTGCGGGCAGAAGGGTTACGGGCAGACTATCTTCAGGTGGGTTATGATGAGCTGATTTATAACCTTGATGTGTTGCCGGGAAAAGGGGCTAACAAGATTGTGTTCATGGGCAATAATTACGAAAAGTCCAGAATGAGATTTCCGGGTACTATTGAAAGAAAACACATGGTCAGTTATATGCAGACCCGTTTTGGCAACAGGTTTTCCGTTTTTGGTGCCGGATGGCCGGGTAAGCGCAGGACAGTTGTTGAACAGGAGGCCATGATTTATCGGGGCAGCCTGATTGCACTGAATCAAAATCACTTTCATTACGAAAAGTTCTCTTCTGACAGAATCTTCCGGGCAATGGCCTGCGGGTGCTTCATGGCAACCAAGTACTATCCCGGACTTGAAGAGGAGTTCGAACTCGGTAAGCATCTACAGGCGTGGAGTACAATGCAGGAGTTGGAAGATATTGTCCGGTATTACCTATCCAATGATGATGAGCGCAGGGAGATAGCCCTTGCCGGGGCGCAGTATGTCCGGGAAAACTGCACATGGCATTCACGATTTAAACAACTTGAAAAAATACTTGAAAAGCATGGAAAACTGGCTTAAAGAAATAAAAAACCACCGTAAGAAGATTTATTCGCAATGCGGTGAAGAGGGATTCATCGAGTTTATTCTCGGCAGCATCGACCCTATACTCGCTCAGCAACCCTTCATTGTTGAATACGGCGCAGGAGACGGGATAACGCTTTCAAACTCGCATTACTTCCTGAAAGAGAAAAACGGGTGCGCCCAGCTTTTTGACGGCGATCCGAAGGGTTCAACATCCGTAACAAAGGCATGGATTGATACACTTTTCGCCATCAATCATGCAAAGGAATTTAATACCGAGTGCATTCCGGTTGATCTGTTTTTGATTGACCTTGATGGAAACGATTGGTACATACTCAATGCGTTCCTTTCAACCATTCAAACCGATTTGCGCCCCAAGCTCATCGTGTGCGAAATCAACCCCATCTGGAAGCGGGATGCAGCAATGGTGATCGAGTACAATCCAAACCATGTCTGGAAGAATAACACCTACTACGGCATGAGCCTGAAGGCTGCTGAAATCCTGATGCAACAGCATGGCTACACGCTTGTTTTTGTAAACGACAGCCTGAATGCGTATTTCGTGCGAAACGATCAGCTTCCAGATCCACTTCCGGTAATTGAAATCGAGTACAAAGTGAAGAAAGACCATCCGCTCGGCAAAGGGCAATGGATGCAAGTAAACGAAGACTTAACACTAAAACCTCTCTGAGATGAAAATAAACAAAAAGAAATACCTAACACTCTGTCTTTTGGGCGGGATGTTCGGGCTGCATGAGTTCTATGCAAAGCAAACCGCAAGCGGGCTGATGATGGCCTTTCTGACCATTGCAGGAATACTTATGTGGTGTTACGACCGAACGGTATGGATAATTGCTATCCCGGCGCTAATCTGCATTGCAACAGCATATTTAACCTACATAAAGGAAGAAGAATGAACATCACCATACCCACCCACAACGGAGAGTTCACCTACTCGGTAATTCCCTTGCCGGCATCAGCTCCTAAACTCATGCCCTTTCAGGATTTGCCTTTCAACGGAGACACAATCGCACAGGCGAAAGTGATTGAACTCCGGGACAAATACGGCATCACCAACGCCATTGAAACCGGTACTTGCCTCGGCTCGACTACCCACTTTCTTGCGCAGGTGTTCAGTTTTGTAACAACATTTGAAAACAATCTGAAGTTCAGAGACCTTGCAATGAGAAGGCTTGACGGTGTTGACGATATTACTTTCGTTGCAAAAAGTTCATCCTACGGAATTGCCGATGAATTTGATCTTGAGATGGGAGATATGTCTCCTTACGAAAGAATGTTTTTCTTCCTCGATGCCCATTGGGAAAAGTCCTGCCCGCTACAAGATGAGCTTACTCAGATTGCATTCATGGTTAATGATGAAGGCTTAAAGCCGCCCGTTATCATGATTCACGACTGGAAAGTACCGGATCATCCAGAATTCGGATTCGACTCCTACAATGGTCAGGACTTCGAATGGACGTGGATAAAGCCGGGGGTAGATGCCATATACGGACCGGACGGTTACGATATTGAATTCAACTCAGAGGCTACCGGTGCCAAGCGCGGTATTCTCTACATTACTCCAAGGTTATGATGGGACTCACCAATAATGACCGCATGGCTATCAAACAGGCGGCGGTTAAACTATGTTCTGAGCTGATAGAAACCTGCCTGAATACCAGCCGAAGCCATCATTGTACGTACATTCAGAATAACCTCGACGTTTACCAGTTCGATTACCTGAAAACGGCCTGTGAGAAATTCGGGGTGTACGTAAAAATGACTACTGATGGAATGGTAAAGCTCAGCGTTTACAAGTTCGTGGCAAAGCAGACCTATCAGGAGTTATTCAGAAATGATACTGAGCTATCCGGCTTCACAAAAGCCCCTACTCACGACAGGCCTTACGCCATCACCCCCGAACCATTCATGAATAAATTAAACGCATTGATGAAATGAAAAACATTAAACTATTCCTGTCCGAAACGGTTAACATTGTTTGGAATACCGTTAAAATCTGTGTCGGATTCAGCCTGATTGCCGGGCTGTTAATTCCGCTGGTAGCCGTAACTTTGCGCATCCTATGGGATGAATTCAACTTCTTCTGGGGCCTGATTTAACGCATTATGATCGATAATACCGGACTGCATAGATTCCTGAAATACAATGCCGTGGATCAGTATATGTTCTCATGGGTGGTGTGTTATCAGAAGATGTTTCCGGCGGTGAGCATTGAGCGGGCGATCAGCCTGTTTAATGCTCACTTTCAGATTAACGAAAAAGATGTTAAATTGCTGAGTCAAAAACGTAAGTTTCTCAGAATGCAAGAGGACTTCCATTCCTATCTCCGTCATGAGTCCCAAACTGCAGCAAGCACTGGAAATATGGATCCGAAAACATCGGAGAGTACGACCGGTGAAAGTTAGAAAGAAGATCGTGCGCGATGCCTATACCGGCAGAATGCGCATGGCACCCGCCTGCATTGAGACTGATGCCGGATTCGGAATCATTACCACTACACATTCAGGAGAGTCTATTAACCCAATACCACCCTATTCGCTGTCATGAAAACACATCCGGATGACGAGATAAAGCCTGCCAGTGCTGAGGTACTTCAGAAGTACGGCAAAAAGGCGAAGAATGAGAAAAAGGCGATGGCAAAACTTGGCAATGTAAATGCCAATAAATATAGTCCCACCTTTCCCGAAATCGCCTTTAAGTTGTGTCTGCTCTTTGGCGCCACCGATGAGCGCCTGGCTGAGTTCTTTGAGGTGAGTAGGAATACTTTCGGGAAATGGAAAAGCCGTTACCCGGCATTCCGGGAGGCGTTAAAAGAAGGCAAGGCCATTGCTGATGCCAATGTAGCGCAGTCCCTATATATGAGCGCCATCGGTTACGAGCGAGATGAAATTGAACTCAAAGTGGTCAGCCTTGGTGAAGGCATGGGGTCTAAGGTGGAGGAAGTACCTGTTAAACGGTACTACCCGCCAAGCGTACCGGCGGCGAAATACTGGCTTGGCATCCGTCAGCCTGAAATATGGAGGGAGGACGTGACCATTCAACAGCAAAATGTGCTGAATGTTATCAAAATTGGATATGGCGAGCAAACAGATTCGGCTTGACTTCAATCCTGATATATTCAACAAGCTCTACTGGATCGTCCTGAAATGGTTCAGCGATACCACTATTCGCTTTCTATTTATTTTCGGTGGTTCCTCTGCCTCCAAAACATATACTGTTGTTCAGGCCACTATTGTAAAGACCTTTGAGTCCAGGCGAGAGAATTCTCTGGTGCTTCGAAAGTACGGTAGTGATATTTTCGATTCCATCTATTCGGAATTCAAGTCCATGATTTCAGACTGGGGGCTTTCCGATTACTTCACCATTCAGCAGAATCTCATTATCAACAAAAACACCGGGGCTTACATAAGGTTCCGGGGGCTTGATGATCCTGAAAAAGTCAAGGGTATCACCAAGTTTAAGCGCGTCATTTTGGAAGAGATGAGCCAGTTTGATGAAGCCGATTTTAAGCAAATCAGAAAGCGTCTGCGCGGGATGGAAGGCCAGCAGATCATTGGGCTATTCAACCCCCTCAGGGATGATCACTGGATATTCACCAAGATGCTTGATATCGAGAAATGGAACCCTATCGAATCACAGGTGCAAGAGGAGATGATCAATGACAGGGGTAATATGGTGAAGATACGCACCAACTACCTTGATAATATGTGGATCGTAGGACCGCGATTCGTCGATCATCATGTCATTGAGGACTTCGAACATGATAAAATTCATAATCCGGATGATTACCGGGTTTATGCGCTCGGATTCCCCGGTCATCCGACAACAGGAAATGAGGTTTATCATAGTTTCAAATACAGCCTCCACGTAAAGCCGCAGGTATTCAACCCGGAAATTAACAGCCACACTACCTTTGACTTTAACGTAGTGCCCTATATGACCTGCCTGAATGCCCAGATTACCCGGCTTGATTCTGGAAAATGGAAGGTCGGATTCTTCAATGAGTACTGCCTTGGCAATCCGCTGAACTCAACCAAGGGGGTTTGCACAAAACTCAGGGGATTCCTTGAGGGGCAAGGGTTCCAGAACAAGCTGTTTTATTACGGTGATTATTCGGGTAAAAACCGCCATACACTTGGCATTGAATCAATTAGACATCAGTACGATGTAGTTGAACAGGAACTGAAACGCTGGATTTCAAACGGTTCAGACCGGGTAATCCGAAATCCATCAGTCGAAAAGCGAATCCGGTTTATTAACGCCTGCTTTGAGGGACGAACAAATATCGAGATTGAGATTGATCCGTCCTGCGAAAAACTTATTGCCGACCTGTCCTATATCCTGCAGTCGGCTGATGGCGGAAAGCATAAGCACCGGGTAACAGATAAAGAAACTAAGGTCAGTTATGAGAAATACGGCCACCCGACCGATGCGTTGGAATATTTAATATGTTCTGCCTTTGCATCCGATTTTGAGCGATTTAAGTAGTACTTTTATACCGTAATAATTCAGGTAATGCTAACACTCACCGAAGGATTCCAGAGAATCTTCTACATCGCAGAAAACCACTTTCTGCATCAGGATTATAACAGAACTGTTGAGCTGAGAAAAAAATACAAAGCCCTTGTGACTGGGGAAGAGATCGATTTCCTGCTCCATCAGTTTAACCCGCGTGAAGATGATATCCTTTTCTCTCAACGCGTCCGGCTTACTCAACTCATCACCCCGGCAATCTGTAATATTATCACATCGCCAAAGCGCAAACTTACGCAGGTCCGCGCCCTGGTGAATGAAATCGGATATACCGGTAAAGCGGATAATAGCAAAAATATTTCCGAGATAAAATCGGCCATGAGTAATTTCTGGGGAGATCAGAGTATTGATGATTACCTACTGGTTAATTTTCTTGAGCGTGAGGATGTTGATCCGAATGCCTTTGTGATTTACAAGTTCAAGAATTTTGACCCGAATAAGGAAAAGCCGCAGGTGTACGGTATTGATATCCCCTGCGATTGGGTGCATGATTTTCAGTACGAAAACAATATCCTACAGTATTTATGTGTCGGAAAATCCATCACCTATAATAAGTATCGCCGTCCCGGAACACCGGCAAAGAAAAAGCCGGATACATCAGCCGGCAGGTTCTATCAGATGTACACAAACGACTGGGAAATTGAATTTACTCAAGTCGATGCCGCCATGCTCAACGATAAATCAGAGCGCAATCAGGGTAAACTATTCCGATTGTCCGGTGGATTTGCAAGCGATGTGATTGAAGTCGTTGACCAAACAACGATCAAACCAACCGAAATCTATTACACGTTCACCGAAAAGAAAGAACTTTATCAGGTGCAGTTTTTCGATATCAAAGCCGGGCGCGTTCCGGCCATCAGAACCGGGTACACTTATGATCCGATGACGGATAACCGTACTTGTGTGGCGTTTTATCACAAGGCGATGCCCTATCTGTTGAAATCGGTGAAAACAGTATCAGAGCTTGACCTCTCACAGTCTATTCACGTCTTCCCGCAAAAGATTGAGTACGCACCCACCTGCCTTGGTTATTATGATAAAGAAGGACAGGAAGTAAGTTGTTCGAATGGCCAGGGACCGGATGGAAAGGTTTGCCAAGCCTGCAAGGGTTCCGGTATTCTTACCCACAATTCAGCGCAGGAGGTCATTCGAATCCGGATGCCAAAGACCCCTGAAGAACAATTCAAGTTATCTGAGTTAATCCATTATGTAACATTGCCCATTGATATTGTAAAGTGGCTCGATGAATACTCAGGCGGGTTGGTGACAAATGCTGTTAAAGCAGTGTATGGTAACGCATCCATCATTGAACAATCCATTGTGAAGACCGCAACAGAGAAAAGTTATGATATGGAGTCGGTGTATGATGCCCTTCGCCCTACCGCCAGCCATTACAGCAGGGCGCGGATGCTTGGTACCCGCATGATTGCCGTTTACAAATCCATTGATAAGGATCTGCTAATCACCTATCAGCTCCCAACTGATTTGAAGATGCAAACCCCTACGCAACTCACTCAGCGGCTTTCAGAGGCGAAGAATGCCGGTGCAAATCAGTATGTGGTCATGCAATTACAGGAAGATTTGATGGATTCAGTCTATGCCGATCAGCCGCTTCGCCTTCGCCAATACAAGACCATGCAGTATTTCTCACCATTTCCGAATCTTCCAGATGCAGATGTCCGGGCGAAGATCAGCGCGGGATTGGTAACCGAATACGATCAGGTGCTTTACACCAATCTTGCCTCCATTATCCGCAAGGCTGAGAAGCAAGACACCGCTTTTTATGAATTGACCCGTGAGAAGCAGGAGACTATCATTTCCGGAATTGTCCAGGAGATAATCACTACGCTGAATGCAGAGCGCCTGGCAAAACAAGCTACCATGATCCAACCATTTAATCAGCAATGATCGGAGACGATATCTTCCGCAAGAAAATAGAAGACCTTGAGCGCAGACAGGACAAGATGTTGAACTATGTTTCAACAGTCATGGAACGCCAATTGCTTAAACTCATCACCGACGCTTTGAATAAAAGCCTGAAGACTGATGAAGACGGCAATGTGCTTTCAACGGAAGAAAATCTTCGTATCCTTGAAAAGATCGATCAGGTGTTTTCCCGATTTGACAAGGTGTATGGTGGCTCCATGTTGAGCCGGATTGTGGAGGATTTCAATACAATATCAGCATACAACTACGATTATTTCGATCTTTTGAAGACCATGCCTGCAGAGAGGTATAAAAAGTATGCTCAGGAGGTGGATTCATGGCTGAAAACCAGCATTGGCTTGAATAAAAAAGGAGTGCCTGTAAGCGGCGGGTATCTCGATAATCTGGTCAATGATAAGACCCTGCGCGATGAGATAAAGACCCTCACCTATAACGCTGTTTCAGCGCAAATTCCGCTTTCCGAGTTTACCGAAGGCATCCACACAAAACTCACCACCACACCTGACGCTGATGGATGGCTCACCAAGTACTACCGGGCGTATGCTTATGATAAGTACCAGGAATATGACCGGGCAAACAACAAGGTTTTTGCCAACAAATTAGGACTGACAGATTTCATCTATGCCGGTGGCCTGATTGATGACAGCCGGGATTTCTGTAAGGAGAGAAACAATAAGATGTTCACCTTAGATGAGGCTAAAGAATGGAAGAATGACCCTGATCTTCCGAAAACAAAGGCCGAAAAAGAATCAGGAGTCCTTGAAGGCTATGTTCCTGAACTGAACATGGGCCGATGGAGATGCCGTCACGTTGCCCGGTTTGTAAGTAAGGAGATGGCGCAGGAACTGAGGAAGACTCAGAAATAACCCTGTTAATAAATTCACTTAACCATTTCGGTATTACCTGTTTTTATTCGTTATTTTAGCACCGCGCTTTTCCTTAATCGCAATCCCCTCTTAACTTATGGCAAACGGAAACGTCACAATTACCAATGGTAAAGGTGCGACCAAAACTATTGGTGCGCACGCATTTCAACTCATCTCTAAAGGCACGGGTGTAGCCAAAATCCGCAATGAAGACTGGTGGATTGATGGCCAAGAAAAACCAATCGTGGAACAGAATCCGCGTCCCGGTGCAAAGATTCCTGAGAAGAAACAGCAGCCCGCTCAAAAGCCTGCCGGCAATTTCGTCCCTCAGGAACTCATCTCCATGAAGGAGACGCGCGAACTCAAAGAGAAGGTGAAAGAACTCGAAGACCAGATTGCTGAATTGTCGGCTGAAAATATGCAGCTCAAGATCAAACTTGAGGCAGGGCAAAAGCTCGCTGATTCGACCCCAGCAATACCGGGCAATGAATCATCCGCAGCCGCAGCGCAGAACGCAGGTGGCGCCGCTCTTGGTCCCGATGGACAACCGTTGAAACCGGAGGCTAAAGCTGACAGCAAACCAAACAAACCGAAGCCATGAAAAACATCAAACTCACCAACCGAAAGACAAAGAAGTCCTACTTCGTTAATCAGCAAGAGCATGATCAGATGAAAGAGGCTGGCTTACTCGGAAGGTACACCGTTGAGTTCAATGCGCAGGTGAAACCAGCTCCTGGATTCCGGCCAAAGGAGATCCGCAACCTGACTCAAGAGCGCTTCGGCCATTCAAAACAGGAAGCAGATAAGACTCTGGAAGAGAAAAATCAGATTAAAATTAACGATGAGGACAAGCCTCTCGTTTAACAATATCTCAGGAAAACTACTCTCAAAACTATATGGAAGAAATAAAAAAATTACTTGTGGGGTTTGTGTCCAAAACCTTAAAACTGGACGAAGAATCGGTTACCTCTGAACTGTTCGAGTCTGAGGGAGACACCTTGAAAGTGAAAGATGGTGCGCTTGAATTTCTGACGCAAAAAGATGCCGACCGGGTGACCGGTTTCCAAAAAAACCTGAAAGATAAATTTCAGGAAGGCTATCAGAAAGCCAAGAAAGAAGAACGCGCTACGCTTGAAACTGAAATCAAGGAACATTTCGGGATCACGTCTGATAAAATTGGCGTTGAGCTTATTACTGACATCGTTGCCGCCTCTTCAAAAGGTGGCGAAGTGACTGAGGATGTTGTGAAAAAACACCCGGCATTCATCAAGCGTGAAAAAGAGCTGATGAAAGAAAAAGACGATGCCATTACAGAGTTCAAAACCGCTCAGCAGCGTGAGAAAAATGCAGGTCTATTCAAGTCCAAATCCCTTGAAATCCTAAAGGCCCAAAAACCGGTATTGTCGCAAGACCCCACAAAGGCAGAGAATCAGATGAAGCTGTTTACTGCTGTACTGGACAACGTAAAGTATGAAGTTGCCGAGAATGGCGAAATCATTCTTCTCAACGAAGACGGCACCCGGATGCAGGACAAACACGGACACGCTATTCAGCTCGAAGATCATGTGAAATCACTGGCAGGCCAGTATTTCGACTTCGCTGCTGCCGATAGCCGTAGTGCCGGTGGTGATCCAAGCAAAAGAGGTCAGGGTCAGGGTGGACAAGGTGGAGCTGCAAAGCCTGCCAACAGAGCCGAGTATCTGAAACAGTTGGATGAGATCATGAGAAACAAAGAGCTTACCGGACCGGAGCGGTCTGCTAAGATGGCTGAACTCAAGGAACTCTCCGCTGATCTGAAAGAATAATCGCTGTGAGTGGCAGGGTAACATTCAGTTTAACCATTTAACCACTCAAAAAAATGTCAGTACCATCAGCCGGGGTGTTATACCCCTCAGACTTAACAAACATTCAGGCTCGCGCAATGGAAATGTGGGCGAATCCTGGACGCGATGCCGATTATCAAATCGAATCCGTAGCCGCTCAGATGCTGCTCGGTATGCAAACCGCAACCTTCGAAGAACTCAAAAACCCTAGAAAGGATCGTGAGATCACAGCCTACTGGTTGGATGATTGCGATGAAGACCTTGACGACTGCGGTGATGCCTGTGAAATTGATGGAGTCATGGCCTCAACTTCTTCTCAGGACTATGCCCTGACTACCTGCCAAAAACTCGGTTTCAAAATTCCTGAGTTTCAACTTCGCACCAACGTCTTCGGAATGGAAGACTTCGTTGCCCGCCAACTGGCGAAGAAAGTGAAAGCTCTGGATGAATTCTGGGCGCAGAAGGTTGTTTTGGCAATGGAAGCCAACAAAGGAGATAACGTGTACACCGATATGTACACGGTTTCCGGTGGAGATACCACTATCCCGGCTTCAGCATTCACTCCTGAACTCATGGGATATATCTCATTGGTGAAGACCAAGAACAAACTGGGCAACGCAACGCTGTTCTCCGGAGGTTCAATGTATCTGCAGTCGTGGCGCGCCATGATGAACAACGCCAATGCCGATGGCAAAGGTGCTGCAAACATGATGAGTTCTCAGGACATCGTGTTTGACTTGTTCAACCCAGCAGCCGTGAGCCTTGGATCCAATATGTACCTGATTACTCCTAATGCGTTGGCGTTGGTGACAAAAGCGTACTACACTGCATTCTCAGCGGCCAATCCTGCTGATTACAAAGGTGACGGTATCAGTCAGGTGCGTTACGCAATCGCCTCACCAACCCTTCAGGGAGTATTCTATGATGTTCATTACGGCATCAAGTGCGAAGGTTCGGAAGTGTATCACGTATGGCAGCTCCATACCAAGGGTGATGTTCTTGCAAATCCTGCAGGATGTACTCAGGAGCGCACCGGTATCCTGAAACTCGCTTGCGGTTAAAAATCGTTTTCCGCTTTTACACGGGCAGGGGGAAGAGAGGCCCCCTGCCTTACTTCAATCAATCAGTTTAAAACCATAAAAACCAAACACACAAAATGTCATTCGTAGTATTAACCCCAATATCGTTGCCAATCAGCCCGGACCATGCGAAATTCAGCTTCAGGGAGGTGGTGCTATTGTGAAGCAGTTCTTCATCAATGTCATCACTGAGCCAGCGGCCTCGCTTAATGTCAGCTTTGGTGCTCCGGTACCAAAATCCTAACCCGGTCGACACCCTTACAAAAGAGCCTCCTCACGGGGGCTTTTTTTGTTAATATCTCCCGGTGACAGCCTGTCACCATAGCGTTAATAAATCGGAATATCCGATATTTCCTTACACTACTTTAGCCAGTAAACGCATCACGATGTCCATTAATCTTGATCCCTGCTACGGAAATATCATCGGCCTGAGCCGTACTACCTGCTCCTGTTACGATGGAGAAATTAACGCTTCGGTTAATACCTCTGATTCAGACCTTTTCCTTGATGAACTTGAAGCCTTTCCTTTCAAAGCAATCGAAGCCAGCGCAGACTGCAAGTCCGGTTCATTGTGGGATATACTTGGAATGGCGCGCGAAGAAGCCATCAAGAATTTTAAAACCGATCTACTCTCATGCGTTCAGTCGAGCGCAAAACTGCGCAGACCTCCATTCTCCGGAATTATTGGAGATACCAAAAAAGCAAATAAATGGATTGCGTTGAATAAAACCTACCATGGCTTACGCTTACGCATGGCCGATATTACAGCCGGTTTTGCAAGACTGAAAAGAATCGGGCTTTTCTTCGATCAGACGCAGACCTTCGTTATCGACATTTACAATAACATCGATCCTGATCCGATTGACACCATTTCGGTTACCACCTCTGCCGGTGAACTCACATGGGTTGATCTACCAACGGTATTAACCCTTGACATGGATAACCAGTATGGTGACGGAGGCCTTGAATACTTCTTCATCTTCTCCCCTACTTCCGGCATCAAGGCAAGAAATACCATGATTACCTGCGGTTGTGGCGGTGGGTTCAAGCCGGACTGGAATGCCAAGGTGCCATATTACCTTACCCTTGGCGATAAAGGAAACTACCAGTGGGCTAATTATGTGATGGCTACCGGCACCTACGGAAGCGATATTACTAACCGCGTCAACTGGCAGAATTCAAACGATACGCAGGGCATTCTGCTGGATATTGCTTTCGGATGCGACACAGAAAAAACACTGTGCAACGAGGAGATTGACTATTATACCAATCCCTTCGCCCTGGTCATGGCTCATGCCGTCCGATACCGTGCCGGTGCCTGGGCAATCAATCATGTGCTGGCATCTTCCAACATTAACCGGTACACACTCATGGACGGCCAGACCCTTGCCGGTATTGCCAATAACTATATGGTTGAGTATAACCAGCGGGTGTTTAACTACCTATGCCCTCAGATCGTGAAGCCAGAGAACATCAATACCAACTCTGATTGCTTCACCTGCGCTGATCCTCATGGTATCATTAAAACCGGAATCCTACTGTAAGCATGGCTGCCCTCGACGCATTTATAGGTAAACTGGAAGTCCTCATTGCAGAACTTCCCTCTTCTACTCTTGACAACGTAGAGATTGCGGCCATGGATGCGCAGGCATTGCTTCAGCGCAGGTTGCAGGAACAGGGTGTCGATGCGCAGGGAAATCCGTGGAGGCCATACAGTGAGGAGTATCAGAAGCAGAAAGAGAAAGCCGGGAAGTATAGCGGAAAGGTTGACTTCACGCTTCAGGATCGTATGCTTAACAACATCGGACTGGTAGTAAAAGAGTACCGAGGGAATCAGGCGCTGGTAGTGATTAAACCCCGTTCAAAAGAAAATCAGGATAAGTTAACCGGACTGAGTGAGGGACGGCCTTCGGGCATGGTGCCGGATTATAACCGAAAGGGTAAAGACGGGAAGACTATTCGCGTCACTTCCTACTTCACAAAAGGCACAAAGGGGCGCGGGCTGATCATGGAGCTTTCAAAGAAAGAAGAAGACCTGATCCGAAAAACATTCATTGAGCGCATGACAAATCAAATAAAGGAGCGACTTGCATGAACGCACTTATAGCGAATTACTTTGTCGAAAAGATCAGAACTCTTGACTGGGCGGGTGAAGATATCGGGGGACTTGTTCGCCCTGCCGTTCGCCGGTTGCCTATCAAAGATCAGCCTGGAAAATTCTTTGTGCAACGCTTCCCGGTGGCCTGTGATGTTACCTGGACGGATTGCGATGGAAACGAAGAGATACTCCGAATGTATACACCGGACTCTTCAAAGCGGGTGGTAATTTATTTCGAAGATAACGGATTGAAAGAAGTAAAGGACGGCAACCGCATATCCTACCGAAGCTACCTGCGCCTGGTATGTTGGATGAATACTGATAAGTTTCAGAACGCGGGGTGCGCTCTTGACTTCTATGCAATCAATGCGATCAGGGCAACTTTCGATACAAGGCCGGTAAATTATAATGCGCTGGCTCAGAGCTTGCGGGTGCTGAATGTAAGCATCCCGAAGAAAGGACCGGAGATTTTTGCCCAATACACCTTCAATGAGTATATGCAGTACCTACTCCATCCATACGATTACTTCGCTATGGATATCGAAACAGAGTTCAGTGTTAACACCACCTGCCTTCCGGCATTAATCGCTCAGGACAATGACTGCTGATATGCTTCTACTATCGATTCAGATTTCCATCTGTGCCTTTGTGTACGTGGTGCTACTCACTGAGCCTTACAAGATTTTCGGAGACCTATACGGATACCTTGAACCTCGATTGCCTTGGTGGATATTCAAGCCGATCATGGGCTGTGAAATATGCGTGGCCGGACAACTTTCGCTCTGGATTTATCTCTATCAAAACATTCATAGTTATGATCTGCATCATGCCTGTGAGCATATTTCCTTTATCTGCCTGACAATAATCAACACCCACATATTAACACTCTCAATGAAATGGCTGAAGAACAAAACGGAAAACTAAAGCTAATCACCATAGATTCCAGCACAAAGGAATTCATGGCAAACGGTCGTAGGTATCTTGTGGAATCACAGATCAGCGCTGACCGGTACTCGTTCTATCTGCGCGAAAGCATTAAATTTTCATTCTCTCAAAGCGTAGAACAACTCTTTCAAAGTTTTGCCGAGATATACAACTGCACCAACAACCCTAAGAAAGGACTTGGTGATATAGCTGTTATCTCCCGCGATGCGATGAAAGGAATTGAGGGAATAGTGAAACGATTGGAAGATCCTACTGCCTTACGTTTATGCTGCCTCTTTATTAACCGTGAAGATGAAGACCGCAGGTACATCGATGAGGACTTGATAACAGAAAAAATTGAAGACTGGAAAAAGGAGGGTATTGACATGGCCTCTTTTTTCGGATTTGCTTCAGCTACTATACCAGGCTTAAAGAATCTCTACGAGGAAAGTTCCCGGATTACTTCGCAGAGTCCGATGAGCAAAGTGAGCTGAAGCATTACGAGTTCAGGCAATGGGAACAGGAAGAAGGATTCAACGAACTGCTGTTTGTCGTTACCGATGGCGACATGACACAGATCAGAGAATGGTTGGGATTGAATGTGTTTGATTTCTATGGTAAAGTGGAGGCATGGAAAAAGCATATCAAGAAAAAAATACCGGTTAAGCCCGGATCAGGAGTGAACGCTAATACAACGAAAAAAGAAGATGGCTGATATAGATTTAAGTTTTGGTAGCGATCTTGGACCGCTGTTGGATAACTTTCAACGGCTACTAAAAGCATCTGGTGAACTTGGCAACGAGGTCAAGAAAACGGCTACTACCATGCAGGTGGAGAGCCGAAAGTCTGCTTTGGAGGTCGTTAAAATCGAACAGGCGTATAAAGAGACATCGCAGGTGGTTGCCCAGATCAACAGCCTTGGACTGAATCAATTCACCAATTCTATACAATTGCAAGTACAGGCTACCGAACAAAGTGTTCAGGCCAATGAGGAATTGCAGAAATCGGCTGATGAATTGGTAGCAAAGCTGCTGGGTCAGGGTGCTACTATGGCGCAGCAAGCCTCTCAGATTGAGATTGCATTGAATAAAGAGGCGCAGGCTTTGGAAGACCTGATTGCCAAAAGGCTGCTTGCCGCCAATCCTACGGAAGAGAAAGCTCTGAACCTTGAGATTGCAAAGCAGGTCAACACCATCGAAACGCTCAAGAAAAAGTACGATGAGCTGAATAATACACCGGGACCGGATCAGCAAACCGAAGGGTTCACGCGTTTACAAGTTCAAATCCGGGAGGCCGAGAAAGAAGCGCAGCGACTTGGCGAGCAGTACGGCACTCTTGATGAGCGGTTTATTGCAGCAGCACAGAAAGCCGCAAACCTCAAAGAAGAATTATCTGATGTTAAACAGGCTATTGACGCCCAGAATCCAGAAGCGAAATTCAAGGCATTTGAATCAGCCGTAGGTGGTGTTATTGGATCCCTTCAAACTGCTACCGGTGCGCTTCAATTGTTCGGTGCTGAAAATGAGCGGGTGCAGGAAATCGCTATTCGCCTACAGGGGCTTTTCAATTTTGTGCAGGGGGTAAATACTATCCTCTCCCTAAAAGATTCCTTTTCGAATCTATTGGTAGTAATGGGACTCACCCGGTCGGCCACCATCGCCAATACCACCGCTACGGTTGCGCAAGGGACTGCTGCTGCCGGAACTGCTGCCGCCATCGGTGCCGAGGCCGCCGCTACTACCGCTGCTACTACCGCCACCAACTCACTCACCGCTGCATTACTGGCTAATCC